CCCCGCAACGCTACGGTGAGGGGGAGGGGGGAAGGGTCGTTTTTTATCGCGCCCGTCAACGCCCGCGTTATCGCGCAGGTAGCGCTGGCGCATATGGTTCGCTGCCTGCTCCAAGGGCACACGTCGCAGCATCCCCCCTGGTTGTACAAAACCCATACGTTCGTATGCGATCTGTACAAACCCGATTAAACGGCCTACAAGCGATTGAATGCAGGTGATGCTACCCATGTGCCAACCACCCTGCGATCGTGGCGTATGGATCGATCTAGGTGCCTTGGCGGTGCCTTCGGTCATGCAGCATCCCGCTTCATCTGCATCAATCCATCAACCAGGTGCTGCTCTTTCGGGGTGATCCCCTCGGCTGCGTAGATGGCCAGCAGGGTTGTCAGGCCGTCATCGATGTCCTGGTCGGTCAGTCCGAAGTCGAGCAGCTGCTTGATCGTTTGGTTGTGCAGAACTAACCGGTTATCTCTTAATGTATTTAAAGTATTAACCTTATATAGGTTTACTCTTATGTGTTCTCCTGTGTTATCTACAACCTCCAGGTTGTGATTAGGTTGTGAATGTAGACCCTCTGCATGTACAACCTGTGGGTTGTGAATGTGAGCATGGTTGTCCACACTGTTGTCCACAGGTTTTGGTGTACCTGGTGACCGCTTCTGTTTGGTCTTGGCGATGTCTTCCTTCATCTTTTTGACCGTCCTGGTCTGTCCTGATGTGGGCATGGTTTTCTCCTGTTTCAGTGGTTGCTTGAGTGCCTTGCTGATGAGCCTGGCGATCCTTGCTTGACCTTCGCGGTCAATCTGTTCAGCCTGTTTGGCCTGCTCTTCTCTGATGGCTGGTGGCCGTGTGTCCTCCTTGTTGCTGGTCATGGTGATGGCTTGCTCCGCTGTGATGGATGGATCGAAGATCACGCGCAGGGTGTCGGTGCGCTCGCCTTTGAATCCTTTGCGTACTGTTTCCAGGTAGCCCAGCTCACGCAGCTGCTTGAACTGCTTGGCCACTGCTTGCTGGCTGATGCCCAGCTCTTGCGCTAGCCTGGTCTGGCTGACCCACGTAATGCCTGCACGGTTGCAGTACGCGCACAGAGCTGCCAGTGCTTGCAATGCACCGTGGCTCATGCGCTTGTCAAACACAGCTCTGATCGGCAGCACGCAGACCTTGCGCTGATCGGGTGGTGGGTCTTTCTGTTTGACCCTTGGCCGCTTGGGCAGCTCAAAGTGAATCGGTTCAGCCACAGCGTTCATCTCTCTTGATCCTGTGCATGTACTGGCGCACTGATGCCTCGCTGCCGGCGCCGTAGACCTTGTCCACTGCAGCCAGGTGCCTGTCCACCAGCGCTTTGTCCTTGGTCAGCTCCCAGGTCGTCAGCAGCTCTCTGGCCACGGCCATGAGCAGCGTTGTCCTGTCGGGTTCGACCGGGCCTTTGTGCTTGTGGTAGTGAGGTTTCCATGGCCGCTTCATTCTGGCTTGGGGCAGTCTTCGGGCACCTCGACCACGCACCACACTGCCGCCCACTGGCCACGCTCTGGGCCTGTCCAGCGGTCAACGTACGCATCGGGCATGGTCTTGAGCGACCTGGTGATGTCCCGTGGGCATGAGTTCACCAATAGCGACAGCTGCTTGGTTGTCATGCCGTCATGGCCCCGCAGCAGCTGGCGCAGCTTGTTCGGTAGCGTGTTCATCGCTTGCCCTTCATCTTGTCCACCCAGCACACAGCGCAGTACCACCGCTGCGGGCTGGTCTGCACGCCGCCCTCGGGTGGCTTCTTCTCTTCACATCGGTGGCACAGCTTGTATGGCTGGCTGTTCACAGAACTGCCTTTCAAGCTGACCTGGTGCTTTGCAAAACTCATTGACATACCTCATGCGCGTAGACCTCGATCCTGGGGTCGTACGAATAGCGTTTCTCAGCAACCAGCTTGACCACCTGCTTGTCGTCCTGGTAGACCACGCCGTTGAGCGCGTCCAGGACTGCCTTGGCCACGTTGTCCAGGTCTGGCTTGCCAGGTATCAACGCATTGTTTAGCGCCAACATTTGTTTGTGCTTTGGCCAGCTCGGTGGGATGCCGTAGAAGGCCACCACGCGCAGGCTGATGGGCGTGTCGAACACCGACCACATCGACATGGCAAACGTCGCCTGGTGCGCGATGGCGGCCTCATACGACAGCGTCTTGGCGTCGGTGTACATGCGCACAAAGCCGCCCCTTGTGCTTGCCCTGGGCCTGCCCTTGCCAACGGGTTGACCAGGCACCACGAAGTAGATGGCGGCGCTCATAGCAGGCCCGCCTTGCGCATGTCTTCAACAAACGCCTGCACGTCAGGGCATGGGATGTCGCGCCAGCAGGCCGCATCTCCCGTCATGAACAGCGCCTCGGTGAGCACGTCCTCGGGGATCGGCTGGCCGTCCTTGGCCATGTCCAGAATCTTGGTGGCTTCCTGGTGGTTCATTGCTTCACCCCCGATAGGAAGCGCTCCAGGCGAGGCGTCAGCTGGCCGTAGCGGGGCTGCAGCTGATCACGCACGCACTGGTCGATCAGGGATGAGATAGAGCGGCGCTGGTCTTCGGCTGCCTTGTCGAGCAGCAGGCGAGTCTCCGGGCGCAGCCTGGTGAGGAAGGGTTTGAGTGTGTTGTCCATGGAGCAATAGTGTATATCGCTCCGATATTGGACAGGACGCCTAAGTGACTGATTATTTGCTGAATTAGGGTAAGTCCCTAGAAAATAGTCACCTTTTGGGGGTTGTACACCGATATCGCTTTGTGTTTATAATCCTTCCATGTTCAACGCACAGATGACGTGCAAGGAGTTCAACATGACAAACAGCAAGACCTTTATTGAATGCACACGCTGCTGCGGCACTGGCATTGTTGGCAACTTTGCCCATGTCAAATGCGGTGTCTGTTTCAAGTGCAATGGCACAGGCAAGCAGGCCAAACTCAAAACTATCAAAGTTGACGGATACATTGTTCGCACAGCTCAAAACACTGGCCTGCGCCGCGATACGCTTGCTGAAGCGCAAGCCCTGTCAGCTCGTTTTCCCGGCTCAGTAATTGAAGCCAAGCAATACACCAAGCGAGTGGAGGCTTGATCATGACCAAATTTGTAGCTTACTTCCGAGTGTCAACAGACCGCCAGGGCCAGTCAGGTCTTGGCCTTGATGCACAGCGCCAGGCTGTTGCCCAACACGTCGGTGACCAGGAGCTGGTTGCTGAGTTCACAGAGATCGAGTCTGGCCGCAAGACCGACCGCACAGAGCTGGCTCAAGCCATGAGCCTGGCCAAGCGTACAAAGGCAGTCCTTGTGATTGCCAAGCTCGACCGCCTTGCCCGTAACGTCCACTTTATCTCTGGCCTTTTGGAGTCTGGCGTGCCATTCGTGTGCGCTGACATGCCAGAAGCTGACCGCACGTTTTTGCAAATGTCTGCAGTGTTTGCCGAGTGGGAAGCACGCAAGATCAGCGAACGCACAAAGGCTGCTTTGGCACAAGCCAAGGCCCGTGGCACACGCTTGGGTTGCCCAACGCCAGAAGTTGGCAGCGCAGCTGGTGTGGCCAGCATTAAGACCAAGGCAGACGCCTATGCAGCACGCATGCTGCCAATGGTGCGCGACATCCAGGCACGCCTGGGTGCAGCCACCCTCAGAGACATTGCCAATGAGCTGTCAGCTCGTGGCATTGAAACCGCCAGGGGCGGCACAGTCTGGCACGCAAGCCAGGTTTCCAACTTGCTCGCAAGAGCTTAATTAAGGAGAGAAGCATGAAAGAAAAACTAATCGATGCAGCCTACGTTGTGGGCACATTCTTAGTCTTTGGTGGCTGGGGTGTTTTATTAGCATGGAGGGGCTGATCATGAATACCAGATTCTTGACTCACGTTCGCCGCATCTTTGCCGGTTACGATGCACCGCCTGCCGTAATCCGCTCGTACCAGCTCCAATGGGTGCGATCTGTTCGCCGGCTTGGTGACAATTGGTTGATGGCCAAACAGGTTGAAAAGATTCAATCATGAAGACAATTGGTCGCGACATAAAGCAGCGCCAGCTCGACATTTTTGAGCAGCGTGATCACCAGTTCTTAGAACGGTGCCGGGCGCTGGCCGTGGTTCTGTGCAAGCAGCAGGGCCAGGTGTCCATCAATGACATCAGGCAGTTCATCGAAGTGCCATCAGGCGTACATCCATCGGTGCTTGGCGCCGTATTTAGAACCAAACAATTTACAACGGTCGGCTTCACTGAAGCTGTCCATCCTCAAGCACATGCGCGGATTGTGCGTGTGTATTCTCTTGCAACAACAAAGGAGTAAACCATGGCCGGAAAATTAACCGATGACAAGTCAATGAGCGCCAGCAGATTGCCGGGGCTGATGGGCTTCAGCAAGTACAGCACGCCCAATGATGAGCTGCAGTTCTCGATCAACGCCATCGACGGCAAAGAGCGCCCCGACATTGGCAACGAAGCCATGGGCTGGGGCAACACCCTGGAGCCGGTGATCCTGACCGAGGCAGCCAAGCGCCTGGGCATCACCGAATTTAACACCGAGATCAACCAGGCATACACCCACAGCAGCGTTGCGCTGTCGTGCAGTCTGGACGGCGTTGGCAATGGCACCGGCCAGGAGATCACCACCGACCCCGACAAGGGCATTTTTGTGGTTGGCCAGGATTCTATTGTGCTCGATGGCCCAGGCGTGCTGGAAGCCAAGCTGACCAAGACCATGCCAGAGGACGTGCCTCACCTGGCGCGTGGCCCGATCCAGCTGCAAGGCCAGATGCTGGTTACCGGCCACAAGTGGGGCGCTGTGTGCGTGCTGTACCAGGGCATCGAGCTGCGCGTGTTCCTGTTCGGCCCGCACTACGACACCCAAAAAGAGATCGTCAAGGCCGTGCTGCAGTTTGAGAGCAAGCTGGACAAGTATCGCCGCAGCGCTGAGATTGACTGGTATCCACCGGCCAGCAGCAAAGAGCTCGACCGCATCTACCCACAGGCTGCCAGCAAAGAAGAGATCGAGCTGCCAGGCAGCGTGACCGACCTGGCCAAGGGCATCTTGGAAAACAAGGCCGCCATCAGGGCAGCCGAGGCTCACATCGAAACAGCAGAGAAGCTGATCAAGGCGCAGCTGGGCCAGGCAGAGAAGGGCCGGGCAGGGCACTACGTCATCAGCTGGCCAATGCGAAACTACAAAGCCACGGCTGAGCGCCTAGTTCCTGGCAAGGCTGCATACAGCATTCGCCAATCGTCAATCACCATTAAGGAGCTGACTTGAATTTACCACTAGACATTGAGCAAGCATTTGAGAAGGCTGTTGTGGCCATACTCAATGCCACAGACTGCACCGAAGAGGAGGCCGAGGCATTAATTGATGCCATGGCCGACCTCATTTTTACAACCATGAAACGGATCATCATTGAGGAAAATAAAAATGCAACTGACCACCACTAACCAACGCGGCTTTGCGCCAACCACCCTCACAGAGGCCATTCAATTCAGCGAGATGCTGGCCAGCTCCAGCATGGTGCCCAGGGCATATCAGGGTAAACCCAATGATGTCCTGGTCTGCTTGCAGTGGGGTTATGAGATGGGCATGGCACCCATGCAAGCGCTGCAGAACATTGCTGTGATCAACGGCAAGCCCAGCATGTATGGCGACTCACTCATGGCCTTGGTACAGGCCAGTCCAACGTGCGAGAACATCGAGGAATACTTTGAGAACGAAGGCACACCCAACCCCGTGGCTGTCTGCGTGGCCAAACGTAAAGGCCGCACCCCAGTGATCTTCAAGTTCTCTGTCGAAGATGCCAAGCGAGCTGGCCTGTGGGGCAAGACAGGCCCATGGCAGGCATACCC